AGCTTCCGGCGCGGGCTTTCCGTCCAGCACCTTCAAAATGCGGGTTTGCATCCGGCTTGCGCCGTCCTCTAAGGCAAGATACAGTGTGCCATGCTGCCGCGTCTGAAAGCCCAGAAAGGGCACGCCAGCGGCAACAGATAAGCACAGGTCAAGCACCATCCAGCTCTTGCCGATCTTCGGTTTCGCTACCAGCAGCCCCATGCCCATAGGTATCACGCCATCGACCACATATCGAATAGGCGGCAGCGTCATTTCTGACAGTTGCTTGGACGTGAAGGGCTGCAGCGGCTTTGCCTTGCCCTGCTGGGACGGCGTTCCATTTATGTAGTCGGCATAATCCTGTCCGATCTGAGCCGAAAATGCTTCGTCTCCCATGCTTTTGTACTCTGCCGGGATTGCTTCTTTCCAGCGCTCCATCTTCAAATCCAGACCGTTCCAGAGCTTCAATTCAAGTGCGCGTTGGCGTACCAGCTCGTACTTTTCGTTTTGCTCTGCAGGCAGTCCCCTGAACACCATCCAATAGGTAAGCCGCGAGAACAGCGCTTCTTCGGTGGTCACGGTGTCAAGATAGTGCAAGAAATCGTCACGGCCAGCAGGGGCAAAGGCCTTTGCTTCATCGTGGTTTTTTACAGCTTCAGCAATAGAATTCAACTTATCACCCGGCTTTCGGTTTTGGAGCATCTTCAAAGAAATATGCGCCGATCTCACTTGTGGGAATGTCCAGCGCCTTGCACAAGCCTGCGATGTCGCGAGCTGTGAAAGGCAGCCTGCCCGTCATTCGCGCAGTCAGGGTGCTGGGCGGAATGCCTGCCCGCCGGGCTGCTTCTGCTTGGCTCAGGTCCAGCTCTGCAAACCGCACGCGCAGTTTGTGAAATTTGCGATACATCGTTACACCTCGCCTTCCATCAGTTCTTCCAGCGGAACACCCAGTGCGGCGGCAAGGCGCCGGGCGCTGTTGGTGCTGATGCTGCGTTCATTGCGGGCAGACTGAACAGTTGACAGCCCGCACATCGCCTTGTTGGCTAAATCCATGCTTGTCAGCCGCTGCCGTTTCATCTCTGAAACGATCTTCACACAATCCAGTTTCACAGTGAGCTTCTCCTTTCTTTGGATTTGCAAATGCAATATTGCTTTTGCTGATTACGATTATAGCATTGCGGATTTCAAATGTCAATATTGCAAAAGACATTTTTTGAAATATTGCAAAAGTCATTTAATAGGGTATAATCAGTTATAGGAAGGGGGAATTCAAAATGCAGATAGGCGAACTTATCAAGAAAAAGCGCCAAGAGCAACATTTGACACAATCCGAACTTGCAAAGATGGTGCACCTTTCACAAGGAACTCTTGCTCAATACGAAACAGGCCGCAGGATTCCGAAAGTTGAAACAGTTAAGCGTTTTGCTGCCGCTCTTGATGTCCCATGGACAGACCTTTATCCAGATGAGCAAAAAGCGGCCGCAATAACCGAAGATCTAAACAACAGCTTACAGCATGGTGCAAAATTCCAAAAAATCAGCTTTGATGAAGCTGTGAAATCTGGGCTTGTCAATTTGACATTCAAGAACGACAATGATAGAGCTGTATACTACATGACGAAACTGAATGAATGCGGGCAAGATGTCGCAGTGCAAACCGCCCTTGCAATTTTCGATCAGCGGCTAAATGGTGATAAAATCTTAAAATTTAGATTTTTGTTGAAGTTGTTCGGCGAAAACTCCTTGAAAGAAGTTGCTGATAAAGTTGAAACGCTTGCACAGGTAGAGGGATACCAAAAGCCAGAGGAACCAGACCCCGACAAAAAATAAAGCCTACTGCGCAGAGCACAGCAGGCGGCGGGGGTGTATCGCGTTTCACGACCTACCCACTGACATATAATCATTGACATAGAAAGGGGGTGCAGCCAGATGAACAAGAGAACGAACACCGCGCAATGGGAAGAAAAATACCAGCGCTGGCGCATAGCCGTGCAGAAAGACGGCGTGCGCAAGCAGTTTTACAGCTCCACGCAGGGCAGGACAGGGCAGCGGGAAGCCAATGCAAAGGCTGATGCTTGGCTGGAAAATGATATTGCAGTCAAGGCCGGACGGGTCGAGAACGTCTATCAGCTATGGATAGATGATCTCAAACTTACCACCAGCACAGGCAACTGGAAGCCCGTAGAAAGCCGGTGGCGCACCTGGGTGCTGCCGATCATCGGCAAAAAGAAGGTCAACACCCTTACAGACCGGGACTTGCAAACCATCATCAACAAGGCCGCTGCCGCCGGGAAGAGCCGCAAAACCTTGCAGCTGATTGCCAGCGATCTCCGGGCATTCTGCAAATACTGCCGCAAAGCAAAGCTCTCCACGTTCCTGCCGGAGGATGTACAGATACCCGCCAGCGCCCGTTATAAGGGCAAGAGCGTGTTGCAGCCTGCCGATCTGGTAAAGCTGTTCAGCATTGATACAACGCTTTACAGGGGCAAATGGGTGCATGATGACTTTATCCACGCTTACCGCTTCCAGACGCTCACAGGCTTGCGCCCGGGGGAGCTGCTGGGCCTGCGCTGGGCAGATGTGCAGGGCAACACGGTGAATGTGCGCCGATCTATCAATATCCACGGTGAGGAAACACAGGGCAAGAATCAGAATGCAATCCGGTCTTTCGTGCTGTCTGGCCTTGCTCGTGCCGTGCTGGAACAGCAACGGGCAGTGACAGGGACACGGGAAAGCGTGTTTGAGATCAGCAGCGAACTGTATTACTGGAAGCGCTGGCAGGCCTATTGCAAGGCAAACGGCATTGACAGAATATCAGTGTATGAGCTGCGGCACACCTTTGTTAGCGTGGTCAAGACGCTGCCAGAGGGCGAAATCAAAGAGCTGGTAGGCCACAGCCAGAACATGGACACCCTCGGCCAGTACTCCCACGCTCTCACCGGGGACGCGGAAAACACCGCCCAGGCCGTCAATGCTGCTTTCCTCAAGCTGCTGGGAAACGGCTGATTTGTAACACACTTTTTAACACACAGTTGCTTCCAACATTCTTGTATAGTGCACAGAATGATACACGATTCAAGATAAAAATAGCGCTGGCAAGAGGATAAAATTTGACATTTTACAGCGTTAGAACGTGGTTTATTAGTTCGATTCCCATTGCCCGCTCCACCAAAACCGCCTAGATTCGTTAGAATCCGGGCGGTTTTCTTATTCCATTGCCCCACTTTTTACCTCACCTCTTTTTCATTCACATGACAACGCTCCCTCAAAAATTTTTGAAGAGGGCGTTGTCATGCTATACAGTTATGGCCGGTCTCTTACTTCACGCTCTTCCTCAGCCGCTCAAACTCGACGTCGGCCCGAATGGCTTTCTTCCTTTTTTTGTGCGCACAATACGCGCATATTATGTTGACATTCTGATCAAAAAATGCTATAGTGAGAATAGAAAACCAACAAGGAGGCGTTCTGTTATGGCAAAAACCAGCACGAACATCAGTCTTGACCCGGAGCTGAAGCGCTCGAGTCAGGAGCTTTTTGCAGACCTCGGCATTGATTTGTCCACGGCGATCACCCTCTTCCTGAAGCAGTCCCTTCGCGTGCAGGGCCTGCCTTTCGTCGTCACCCGGGAAAATCCCAACGCGGAGACGGCTGCAGCTCTGAATGAGTATGCCGAGATGAAGGCTCACCCGGAAAAGTATAAGCGCTATGCTTCCTTCAAGGACGCCATGAATGAGGTGCTGACGGATGCTTGAAGTCGTCCTTTCCAACCGATTCAAGAAAGACCTCAAGCTTGCAGCCAGGCGCGGCCTGCCGCTGGATGAGCTGAACACCGTTGTGGACTGGCTCGCCGCCGGGCAGGCTTTGCCGGACCGGAACCGTGACCACGCTCTCACCGGAGATTATATCGGCTTCCGGGAGTGCCACATCCGGCCCGACTGGCTGCTCGTTTACCGTGTGGACGGCGATGCTCTTGAGCTTTTCCTGTTCCGTACCGGTACGCATTCGGATTTGTTTGATTAGGATTTTCCCAGCAGTCCACCTTCCTTGCAGCCTTCGACCAGCTCAACGACGAAGGCCAGACCAAAGCGGTGGAGTATGTCGAGGCCCTCGTCCTCACTGGACATTATAAAAAATGTCCTGCGTCTGTCGTGGGGACAAAGGAAGCATAAAAAATAACCGCTCTGGCTATACCAAAGCGGCCGATGTATATAATTCAGAATTGAGGTGATTCTTTATGGCCACCCGCAGCCACCCCGAATCTGCCCGTATCATCCGCGAGGCACGGCAGGCCGCCGGGCTGACGCAGCTGGAACTTGCGGAGAAGCTTGGTGTCACCATCGGCACGATCGGCTGTTATGAGCGAGGCGCCGGGATGCCCAAAACAGATAATCTCTTTGCACTCTGCGACATCCTGCACATCAGACCCGCCGACCTCCTGCGCGCCGATTCATAAACCTGACGCCCCCGCCAGTGTTTCCATCAGCGGGGGCGTTGCTGCAAGAAAGCGGCCCTCTTCCCT